CACGCATAAACGTCTGCGTCGATCTCGCGCAGGGTCAGTGTTCCGGTATGATCCTCGGCCGACACCGGCGCGGATTCCACCGCCCAGAGCTTGGCGGTGAAGCCATAACGCTCCGAAGTCCAGCTTATCCAATCCCCCGCCTCCAGCACCGACAGGCCGGGCTTGACCGGCGCGGTGATGCTTTGCTGGCGGCGCGCCTGGCGGCGCAGCGCTTCCAGCACCCGCTGGCCCTGAGTGTTGCTGCTGATGAACGGGAAATCATACCGCGCCTCCAGCCGGTCACCGCCATCGGCGGTTTCATCAGCGGAGGACAAGCGCGGATCAAGAGGTTCCTCATTCCATTGCTTTGCCGGCTCGACATAAGCGCCGAAAAAAGCATTGGTCAGCTTGTCGGCCGAGTGATTGAGCCGCCATTTCACCGGCGCATCGGCCAGCAAATCGTCATCGGTTATCGACAGCACCGGCGATTGCGCCGCGCCGGCCATAATCCGGAACGTCCCGCCCAGGTCATATTCCTCGCCGGCCATGCAGCCCAGAATATTCTCGATGTGGCTGCGGTGATTGGTCGACGTGTCCAGCAGCCCGGAAATGACATAGCGGGTTTCCGAACCGCCGACTTTCAGCGCGACAGATTCATCGCAGATATTGGCTGCTGCCGTGGCCGCGTCATGGTCAATGGCAACGCCCGGCGTGTTCATGCCGGCAATCCGCTGGCCGTTTAGCCAGATTCCGCGGCGCCAGTTGTACCACGCAACTACCGGATTCGCGCTCCATTCATAGGTGGACGCATCGCCGTGGCGATGGGAACCGCTGCCGCCATTTGTATCATCCTTGCGCCAGTCATAAAGTTTTGCCCCCTTGAACTGGAACAGGAATTTCGGGCGCCCTCCCGGGAACTTGGCCTCGTCATATTTCATCGTGACGCGCACATAACACACCCCTCGGCCGCGATCATTGGCGGTCCAGCGCCCGCCGCCATGGGCGACCAACTCAGAATCCGCCGCTTGATCCCATGCGCCATTGTGGAATTCGATCCACATCACGTCCGGGTATTCATCAACCGTGGTATCGCCTTGCACGGTCACCGGCTCGCCATTGACGAAAGCCCCGGTCAGGCTGTCGCATTCGCCCTCGGCCAGGGCAAAGACCATCTGCAGATATTCATTATCGCCGCCATAGAGGTTCCAATAAACCAGGCTGCCGGCGGTCGCGGTTTCGCCAAAGGCGATCTGCCGCGGCACATTGGTCTCGGCCCGCAACGAGAGCTGCGCCCCGGTGATCGCCGTCGCGGTCTTTGGCTTCGGCGCCAGCTTCCTGGCGATAAAGCTGAGGCCAAAGGATAGCGCTGCCCCGGCAATAGCGCGGCCGGCCAGCGAGGTGACCACGCCAGCGACCAATGGAGCAAGGAAAGCCATAAATCAAAATACCTTAAAAGCCCGCTTAATCAGGCTGCGCGACAGCGTCACCGGCCCGTTTTCATCCTTCGACACCGCCAGCGCCCCGGTGATCACCGCCGGCGAGGTGAGCGCGTCGGCAACCTCCGGCAAGCCGAGATCTCCGCGCCCGGCCTGGGCCAGCGGGATTTCCTCGAACCGCGCCGCCACCAGCTCGGCCACCGAGGCAAAACCAGCGCGCCGCAGCACCCGCAATGCGCCGGCCTTGGTGCGATAGCCGCGCATCCCGGCGAGAGGATCAAAGCCGGTCTGCGCAACAACCGCGTCGGCGAACAGAATGCCACAATCAGAAACGCCCCAGGCAAAGGGCCGCTCGACATGTTCATCCAGAATATCAAGCATCCGCGAGGGCCAATCAGGCTTGCGCATCACCAATCGTCCCCAGCTAATTCCTCGGATTGAGCTTCAATTTTTTCGTGTACCCTCAGAAAATTACTGGCAATGAGCCGCTTCTGATGGGAGGTAAAGCTATCCCAAGCCTCCCTCAGTTCTGGCTCGACAAGATCATGCCAATTCCAAATTGATTGATTATTCCAATCAGGATGTATTGGTTTTACCTGCAAATCGAATTCTTCTTCTGATAGAAGTTTTTCAAACCAGCCACGATATTTCAGATCTTGACCAGCCATCACTCCGGCCCTTTCCTGCCCCAATAGATATTCGTCTCGACGCTCTGCGCCACATGCTTGAAAAAACCATCATCCGGATCAAGCTGGCGCTGATCGGCATCCGACCTGGTGCGGGTGCCGGAGCGGTTGAGCTCGCGCGACAGCGTCTCGGCGCTGATAATCAGATCGCCGCTGCCGCCGGGCTGTTCATCCCAATCGACCACGTCAATCAGGCCCGACCACCATTGCTCGATCGCAATGACCGCACCGGTGGTTTTCGAAAGATATGCCTTGGAAACTGTTACCGGCTGGCGGCGCCAGGTTTCGTTTTGCACCACAGCCAGCGCGCCGCTGTCGACGCTTGAAAAGTTGACCTTGAGCCCGGCAATGACCAGCCCGCCGGCAGAAGAAAAATCCGACACGTTAAAACGGCCCGCCTTGCCGGAATATACCTTTCCGGACACGGTCAGATCATAGACATCATCCCAAAAGCCATGCGCGCCCTCCGGGACATCAAACCACACGAGATTGCGCGTGACATAGCGGCCGGACTGCAGATCGGCCAGCGCTTGAGAGTCAAGAATTTTCATTTGATCAGCTGAGAGTTTGAAGGGCTTTGAAACTCAAAACCGTGCTGCGGTTGATATTGATTGGATCACTCACCGAATCCGGATCGATCTTCATCAGGCAGTACGGCTTTTCCAGATCGACAGCCGTTGTCGCAACCCAACCCGGACGGACAAAAGGTTCAACGGTCCATGTGCCGACACCGGACGCATTGGCAACGGCACTTTCCACCACCTTGTGAAGCGCCCGCTTGTCCGTGTCATAGGTGAAGGCGAGAAAATCGCCAGCGACCAATTGGAAGCCGTCCGGCAAGCCTGACAGTGTCACCGTATCGTTATTGGCGCCGACTGCATCCAGCGCAGCCTGCCCCGTGAATGCGCCGCCACCACCGGCAATCTGAAGCGTTCCCCAGCCACTTTGATAAACCAGCGGAAACCGGCGCATCGGCGGCCACAGCTTGATATTTTCAATGCCGCCACGAAGGCTATCAATGATCCCGATCCACTCACCGGCCTGGGCCTCGGTCAGCGGCACGGTTTGCATATCCACCGCCCACAAGGGCGGCCCGATATCCGCCGCAGCAGCCAGGCCCGCCCGGGTCATGCGGCGGATCTGCATGCGCTGCAACTTGAATGGAGCCGGCCTGACCAGAGGCGGGTCCGGCATGTCGCGAGGATAAGTGATCGCCATCAGAACTTACCCGCATATTCCGGGTGCCGCGAAAATAACTCATGCACGGTTTCCGCGATCTGGTTCGGCAGATCCCGCTTCAACATGGCCACCGAATCCGGTGTGGAGTTGCGGGCATCAATCGAAACACTCAGATTAAGTCCACCTCCTTTGCCCTGGCGGATATTGCTTGCCTGGGCTGCAGGAATGACCATTTCCCCCTTGTGAATCTGGGCCACCATGTCACGCGGCACATTGTCGATGCCGCTCGCGAATTTTGGCAGATTGAACAGCCCGCTTAAAAGACTGCCGAACAGTCCGGAACCGCCAGACGAACCGCCGCCAAATAACGGCATCAGAACATTGCGCTGCAAGGTCAGCCGGGCCAGATCCTTCAGGATCGAAGAAACCATTTCCTTGCCGCCGAGCTTGCCGGTTTCAAACCAGCTCATGAAAGCGCTTTCAAGGTTTCCGGACACGGTCAGGCCCACGTCCTGCAGGGCCTCGAATTTTTGGTTGACCGCATCAAACCGATCCGTCGATTTTTCCAACCCGTCGAGCATGGAATTCAGCGTCTTTTTCTGGGCGTCGGTCAGCTTGATATTGCTGTCCTGAAGCTTGTTCCAGATATCCTGTTTCGCATTCATGCGGGCAATGGCGCCTTCGGACTTTCCGATGGACAGCGTGTGCTGATCGGTCAGTTGGATTTGCCGCTCCAGATCCCGCAATATCGTCTGAGCCGTGGCCGATGATTTTGAACTGCTGGAGCCAGTTGGAATTTTCACATTGCTGACCCGGCTGGGTGTTGACTTGGGCTTGCCCACCGGAGCACCTTTATTCTTGCCACTGTTGACCGGCAGCAGGCCATATTCCGCCAGCACTTTCGGATCATTGTAATCCTTACCGGTAATCATGGACTGCAGCCGGAGCAGGTTTTTCCAGCCCTCAGCATTGCCTGCCTTTTTCATCAATGAATCAAATGCATCACCCGCATGAAAAGCCGCATCAGCCACCGACAGCAGGCTCGAAGTGACATTCCCCTTTAGCGTGGCGGAAAGCTCTTGAAGCCTGTCATTGGTTTTTACCGCTGACTTAATCAGATCTCCATCGATCACCGCGCTGGCATCACGGGCTTTCTGCCGCAAATCAGCAAGACCAGACGAGCCAGATTCAAGCATGTTGACCATGGCCGCGCCTTCACTGTCGAATGCCTTGAAAGCCAGCAACAGCCGCTCCTGATCTGAGCCGGCGCGTTGGATCAGATCAGCATAATCCGCCAGAATGGCATTCTGGCTGCGCATGCTGCCATCGGCGTTGCGCAGTGCGATATTGTTTGCAGTCAGAATTTTATACAGCTCGCCGCCGCCATTGGCGGCCTCGCCGACACGGCGGGAAAAGCGCTGCATGCCCAAATCAAGCGCATTGGTGGCCACCCCGGAACGCTCCGCGGCAAAACGCAGCTCCTGAAGCGCATCGGTGCTGAGCCCGACTTTTGCGGCAACCTTGGCGATATTGTCGGCGGCCTTGACAGCCTCGCGGCCCATGGATACAAGCCCGACAGCACTGAGCGCCCCACCCAGACCGAACACGCCGGAAAGCTTTTTGGCAGCGACGGAAGCGCGGTTCATGCTTTTTGACAGGCGGTTCACCTGCTTGGAGGAACGGCGCATCGCCGACCCGGTTTTTTTCTCAACCCGGGCGATGGCGCGCTCATAGCTTTTTGTGTTTGCCTCGATCAGAACCGCGAGCTTTTCAATTTCAGTTGCCATCTGGATATCGTTTCATGAGTTCTTTCAGGCGGTCGCGGGTCATTCCGCCGCCTTGTGGCTTGCTGCCGTTGCGCTCCATATAGCCAGCAACAGCCGCATTGAATTCCGCCAGGGTCATACGCCAGAACACGTCCGGCGCCAGGCTGAGCACCCCCATCCCTACTTCCATGGCGCGCTCGATCGTCAGCGGCTCTCCGCCGCTGCCGGCTTTTTTTCCTCGGCCGGGCCCCCGCGCAAAGCCAGGGCGATTTTTTCGACCACTTCAGAATTGCCAAAAATCTTGATTGCCGGGATCGCGGCAATGTCAGCCGCATTTCCGGATACGTCGAGGCTTTCCAGCGCGGCAAGCAGCGCCTCCGGATCGGCCTGCCCCACCCGGCGGATAATGTCACCGATGCCGGCACCGCCCAGCTTGGAAGAAACTTCGGCCAGGGCGCCAAAGGTGCCAACCAGGACAAGCTTATGGCCCGCCACTTCAAGCGGCACTTCACCGCGATGCTCATTTGCCATTCGATTTCACCTTTGACTTTTTCGGCGCTGGCGCCGGTTTCAGATGCACCGTGAAGCGCTCATGCAGCGGTTTGACTTTCGCGACCGTGAAGGCTTCTCCTTCGATTTCGACCGGAGCGCCGATCATAACCAGACTCAGACTTTCCAGTCTGACCGGTCGGCCGCCAATCGTTTTGACCCTGACCGCCAGCGTCTCGCCGGCGATCAGGGCATCCGTGTTCAGCCAGGCCATGATCAGGCGGCGGTAAAGGTGAGCTCGCCGGCGCTTTCCAGCGAAATCGATTGCTTCACTTCGGCATTGTGATCACCAGAGAATTCCAGCGCGGAAATCTGGAATGCACCGGCGATTGTGCCGAAATCCGGGATAATGACCTGCCAATCGACAATGGTGCCGGCGAAGAAATAGCCGCGCGCAACCTCGATCGCCGCGTCATCGAGAAACACCCCATCACCGGAGATCGACGCCGTTTTGATGCCGGCGCCGGCCAGCAGCTCGCGCCACTTATTCACGGAATCCGAATTGGTGATATCCACCGTTTCAGAATTGAGCGCCAAGGACCGGCTTTGAATGCCGCCCAGCGTCACGAATGTGCCGGCACCGCCCGAATCCACCTTGAGCAGCATTTCGCTGCCGATCTGTCCAGCCATGGTTTATTCCTCCTTTGGCCATAAAAATGGCCGCTCAAGGCGACCTGAAAAATCCTATGTGCGAGAAACTATTCTCAATCTCACCACACCGTGGCGCGTCTTGCCGTCTGGGTCGCGCAGGGTGCTGACCTGGTCAACCCAGCACAGCGCCGAAGCCCGGCCCGCCACGGTCAGTTTCTTGCCGTGCAAAACGGTGTGGATCGCCTCCATGATCTGCTTGGTCTCGGCGAACCCCTGGGCGCGGCTCCAGACATGCAGGGTCAGAAACTCTGCCGTTCCGTCTGTCAGCGATCCGTCATCCGGCTCGGCCAGTGTCTCGCCGATTTCCACATATGGGAAAGTGTCATAACCGTCTGACACATCGTCATGCACCCCGCCGCTGGCGACGGCAGCCGCATCCAGCAAGGCATAAACCGCCTTTTGCGTGTTGAACAAAACCCCGGTCATTTACCCGCGACCTCTTTTGCCGCTTTGTTGATGGCCCGGGAAAACCGGCCTCGGATGCGCCGCCGCAGCAGGCGGTATGATGGGAACAGAAACGGCTGCGCCGGGGCTGTCCTGGTGCCGAACTCGACAAAGCGCACATAGAATAGCTTCGGATCAAACACCCCGACCCGGGCCGCCATGCCGCCGCGCTCGATGCGGGTTTTAATTCCAGCTTTCATGGCACCGCTATCCACCGGCGCGAAATGCTTGGCCGAGGATTCCAGCTCGGTTGCCGATTTCTCGACCGCCGATTTGATTTCTTTCTCAGCCGCCGGCGCCAGGGCCAGCAGTTTCTGGCGCAGCTTGTCCTTGCGGCGGATTTTCATCACAACCCCATCGCTCATGTCGCAACCCCGCGCTGGACGATCATCTCCCAAAGCCGGCCACGTTCGGACGTGTCGACCTTTGAGCGAATTTGATATGGCACACCGTCGACCACGGCCCGCCAGCCCTCCGTGATGCTGTCCGTGTCGGCTGACTTTCTGACCGTCAGCACAAAGTCGGCACTGGCCGCCAGCCGCCCGGCCTCGCGGTCCTCGCGCGCACCGGTCGGGTTCAGCCGGCCCCAGACCGTGAATTGATCTTCCCAGGGTTGCGGGCCGCCGCCGCCGCCATCGGCAACCCGCGCGCCCTTGGCCTGGAACGTGACACGCTCCCGCAAAGCCCCGGCGCGCATCAGAGCCCGACCCGGCGATATGGAGCCAAAAGCCAGGCTGCGCCCATCGGCAAATCAGCAACCGAAGCTCCGACAAGTGTCGTTTCCCGGTTTTCATACCAGTGCGCGATCATCAGCAATATGGCCTGCTTGATCGCCTGCGGCACGGCAGCCGCCGCGCCATATCCGGCCACATATGTGATCGACACCGCATCCTCGCGGTTATATGTGCCTGGCCAGGACTGATCAGGCGCAAGTGTCATATATGGTCCAAGCGCATCGGCCCTCAGAGCATAGATCGAGGAATTCAATGTCTGTTCGGCATTGTCGCCGTCATAATAGCTGACCGCCGAAATCGACTGGCACGGCGCGAGCGGCAAGCGCATCACATCGTCAAATCCCGCAAAATCCTGTTGCCATGTCTGGGTGATGAGCGCCCGCCCGAGAATGCCAGCATAACCGTCAAGATGATCGGTTGCCGCTGCAATCAGGGCAGCCAGCAAATTATCATCATCGGCAAAATCGACCCGGCAATGCTTTTTAACAGCATCGAGGTCAACCGGTGTTGTTTCTGGCGCAGCGGTGCGGACGGGCGCGAGCATGGTCTATTTCCCGTTTTTGGGAGCCGCCTTGGCGGCTTCCTCATCGGCCTTGGCCTTGGCGGCGGCAGCGGCGGCTTCCTCATCGGCCTTGGCCTTGGCGGCTGCGGCTTCCTCATCGGCCTTGGCCTTGGCG